TCCGATGATGATATTCAAAAAATATTATACAACTTATTTTATGATGTATTAAACGTTGAGTTTAATCTATGGTCGTGGACTCGTCAAATGTGTAAGTATGGTGATTTCTTCCTTAAATTAGAAATTTCTGAAAAATTTGGTGTATATAATGTTATCCCATATTCAGCTTACCACATTGAAAGACAAGAAAATTTCGATCGCGAAAACCCTTCTAAAGTAATATTCAATTACAACCCAGAAGGTATTTCTGGAGGTTCATCTTCAGGTTACTATAATACTCCAAATCAAAGATCTTCTGGTAATACTATCACATTTGATAATTACGAGATTGCTCACTTTAGATTAATTTCGGACGTAAATTACCTCCCATATGGTCGTTCATATATTGAACCCGCTCGTAAATTGTACAAGCAATATGCGTTGATGGAAGATGCGATGTTGATTCACAGAATTGTTCGCGCCCCAGAAAAACGTATTTTCTATATTAATGTTGGTTCTATTCCACCAAACGAAGTAGAAAACTTCATGCAGAAGACAATTTCTACAATGAAGCGTACTCCATTAATGGATCATAAAACAGGTGAATACAACCTGAACTATAATATGCAGAACATAATGGAGGATTTTTATATCCCCATTAGAGGTAACGATCAGGCAACTAAAATTGATACTACCAAAGGTTTAGATTACGCCGCAATTGAGGACGTAGAATACCTAAGAGAGAAATTATTTGCCGCTCTCAAAGTGCCTAAAGCCTTTATGGGTTACGATGAGAATTTATCTGGTAAAGCAACTTTAGCAGCTGAAGACATTCGTTTCGGTCGTACAATTGATAGATTACAACGTATTCTTATCTCAGAATTGTATAAAATTGCTTTAGTTCACTTATATGCTCAAGGGTATAGAGACGAACAAATGACAAATTTTGAGTTACAATTAACTACACCTTCAATCATTTACGATCAAGAAAAGATCGCATTAATGAAAGAAAAAGTTGATTTGGCTTCTCAAATCATGGAAAACAAATTGTTACCTACAGATTGGATCTATAACCATATCTTCCACTTCAGTGAAGATGAGTATGAAGAGTACAGAGACTTAATCGCTCAGGACCAAAAACGTCAATTCCGTATGGCTCAAATTGAGACAGAAGGTAATGATCCACTTACAACAGGTCGTTCATATGGAACACCACACGATTTAGCTTCATTATATGGTAAAGGTAGAATGGAAACCGACCCAGGTAATGTCCCTGATGGTTACGATGAAAAACAGCCCTTAGGTCGCCCCGAAGAAAAAGTATCTAATATTAACACACAAGCTAATGCTTTCGGTAGAGATCGTTTAGGTAGAAAAGATATGAAAGTAGATAATCAATCATCTGTTAGCGAAACTGCTAAACTAAATTACTCTAAAAATCGCACTTTACTTGAGTCTATGGAAAAGGATATTGTGTTTAATTCTGATAAACGCAAAGAGTCTCTATTAGATGAATCAAATATTAAAGAGTAATATATCCTCATATATTTATAATAAATCCTATTAGGAATGAATATTAAACATTCAAAGTACAAAAATGCTGGTATCCTCTTTGAGTTACTTGTTCGTCAAGTTACCGCTGATACCCTTAATGGAAAGGACTCAGCATCTTTGGGTATTATCCAAAAATACTTTGTCAAAAGCGAATTAGGCAAGGAGTATAAATTATACGAAACCTTAGCTAAAAATACTTCTTTAACCGAAGGTAAAGCTAATGTAATGATTCAAACATTACTTGAAGCATCTTCAAAGTTAAATCGTAGTTCACTTAAAAGAGAAAAGTATAATCTTATTAACGAGATTAGAAATACTTATAATTTAGAAGATTTCTTTAAAACTAAATTATCTCATTATAAGACATATGCTGCTTTTTACACTTTAGTAGAAATCCAAAATACAGACGCTTTAGTAAACACTGATATTATTGTAAGCAATAAAATGACATTACTAGAGCATCTTTCAACTTCCCCAATTAATACTGAAAAAGTTGAAGCTGAGATACTACAAGAGTTCCAATCATACGATAAAGATACTCGTATGCTTACCTACAGAATCCTAATGGAAAAATTCAATGGTAAGTACGATGGATTACATCCTAGCCAAAAAGAAGTATTAAGACAATACGTTAATTCAGTTGACTCAACTCCTGTATTAAAAGAATTTTACAATACCGAGGTATCTAAAATTAAAACCCAATTGAACGAATTATTATCTACTATTAAAGATAAAGCAGTTCAAATCAAAATTAATGAGGTATCTAACCTAATCGAAGAATTAGATAAAACAGCTAAAGTCACAAGTGAAAACATTGTGAATATTCTTCAATATCTTGAATTAGTAGAAGAATTAAAAATAGCTCATGGCTAAAGTAGGAGACACTAAAGAAGGAGGTGGTATAATTACTACTATAACCAATATTGACCCCCAAACAGGTCAAATCACTTGGGACGTTGACTACACAGCTGACTACAAACGTTTATTTAAGGAAATTACCCAATTGTTGAATACGGCTAAAGAGGTAGCAGATGCTACTGACGAGCCCTTCTTTATGGACTATTATAATGATATCCGTAAACGAAGAAATGAGTTAAGAACGTACCTTAGAAACAACAAAACAGCAGAGTACGATCGTATTAAAGGAATGAATGAAATGAGTGGTGCTGGTGGTGCTGCTTCCTTTTCAGTAGGGGCAGGTGCTCAATACGCCACACCATTTGCTTTTAAAAAGAAAAAAAAAGTCGATGAATCAAATCCCGGAGCTAGTTTAGGTAAAGGTCCTAAAGCTACTGAAAAAGGAGTTCAGGATAATTATTATTATAAGTTAGGATGGAAACCCGTTGCCCCGCCTCATTCGACAAAAGGCGTAGAAGTTAAATATTTATGGGAAAAGAAATAATATGTATAAGTATAAATTAAAAGAAGCAGCTTATCAATCTGAGGATGTAAGGAAATACCAAGAAAGACGTATTGCCGCATTCAAAGAAATTGAGTCCCGTATAAACGCTTTATATCCTTTATTGGATAGAGCTAAAGATGAAACTATCTCATATTACCAGGACCAACCCAGTTCTTATGCTGTGGTTACACCTACAGATTTGATTCTAGACTATATTAAAGACATCGAACAATTGCTAAAAAAAGGATAATGAAACAACCTACATTACAAGAACAATATAACCTAATTAAAGAGGGAAAAGGACGTAAAGATATGTTCATGAAATCTGCTCGTGGGTTATTTCCTAACTTATTCACCCCCATTACTGACTTTAATACCGCAATTACAGTATTAAAAAGAAAATCTATCATCTCAGAAGGTGGTATTGGAGGTGTTGCTACAGGTGATTCAAATCCCTTTATCAATTGGAAACAATTTTTAGCTGAAGAAGCCAAAGCAGAAGAGAAAAAGCCTACTAAGGAAGTTACCGATATGGAAACTCGTGATTTCGACTATAAAGACGAAAAAAATATCGATAACCTATATGGTGAAGCCTTCTTACAAGGATATTATACAGAAATGAAAGACCCAGCTAACGAAGGTAAAGACGTAACTGAATTAAAAGAAATCGTAGCTAAGAATTTAGCTAAAGATTCATTATACTATACTACTAAAGCTCAATTTGGTATTAAAGGTATTGGGTATACTGACGAAGCACCCGGTTTAAAAGCTTCAAAATCTGACCAAATGGTCCCTGTAAAAGAAGAAAAAATGATTAAATTAACAGATTTAATCAACGAAGCTATTGGTGGTTACGTTGATTTACGCCCATCAGGGATGAATGAAAAACAAGGCTACAACGATGAATTAGATGATTCATTAGGTATGAAGCACGGCTCTAAAGAGCAGGATATGGACCAACGTAGAGCTGATTCTGAAAACATGGAAAAAGCTGATGGCGACAGAAAATACTCAGGTGACCAATCCAAAGACAAAGGTAATAAAAAAGTTAAAAAAGAATCAATTGATTCTAAATTATCTGAAATTGGTAAGCAAGGCGATATCGTAAAGTTAGAAGCCCAGATTAACTACTTAGACGAAGCTATCGAAGAAAAAAACCAAAGAATTTCTATGGTAACTGAAGACGAGAACTTATCCGAGTTAGTAGATAAAACTAAAATGAAAGAAATGCAGCGCTCTGTTAAAGAATTAGAAAAGAGAAAAGCGGGCATGGAAAAAGTATATGAAAAGTTAGCTGGTAAATCTTACGTTAAAACAGAAATCGTAGACGAAACCACAGACGAATCAGAATACTAAAATGAAACAAGTACTAATTGAAACCCAAGCATTTAAGGTTTCACCAGTTCAATTATTAGAGGGAGTTAAAGCTCCTTCTGGTAACCCACTGGTAGAAGGTATTTTAGCGACTGCCGAAATTAAAAATGGTAATGGTCGTTATTATGCTAAAGACTTATGGGAAAGAGAAATTGATAAGTACAGAGAGGTTGTAAAAGAAAACAGAGCAACAGGTGAATTAGACCACCCAGAATCCGCTATTATCAACCTTAAAAACGTATCCCACATCATTAGAGAATTATGGTGGAGTGGAG